GCCCCCCTGATCCGCGCCCCCCTGCCCCTTCGATCCGCATATCCTGCGCGGACAGGGTTGTCTCTCCGCGCCGGATCGCAACGCTGACTTCATTCTCCGCACGGACCGCCCGCAGGTCGTTGGCAATTGCATCCCAATCCATTACAGACCTCCTGCAAACATGGCTGCGCCGTTATAGTCTTCACAGGCTTGCGAATATTCGCCATGCAGTGCATATGCTTCCTTGCGCAGCGTATCCACACTGCCGGTATTATCCACACTGACCGCGCCCAGCGAATATTTCATTCCGCTGCTGGATGCGATCGAATTGGAGATCTTATCCTTCGCGATGCCCTTCGCCTTCAGCATCACGATATCCTTTTCGTTGTCGCCGAGTTCGGTGTAATCATTGCTCTCATCCAATACCCACGCGGCTTTATATTTCAAATACCGCGTCAGCGCATACGTCGGTGTCGGATAGAACGTGATGACCTTGTTCGAGATCGTCCAGGTCTCTTCCCAATCCAGCGGCACAGGGATAATGCCAGCCGGTGCAATAATGACATTCCCCTCACCCACCAGCGCATCCATGCTGATCAGCTTCATGAAATCATCCGGCAGGTTATAACTCGCCGTGCCTGCAACGATGGCCAGCGAGCCAACCTTTGCCAGTCCGCAGCGGCGCGAGAAATCGGCCACCGCGTCCTTGATCGCCTGTGTGTACTGCGTCGTGGTGGGCACGCTGTTCACCGCTGGGACTTCGCTTTGCAGTTCGGAGATTAGGTTAACCAGGGTTGTCATTTCACATCTCGCTCATTTGGGGTTCATGTGCTGGCATCCGCTCCAAAACAGCCACTGTCTCAACGTTGTGATCGAACTTCCATTCGGGATGTTCATGCAGGAAATCATCCACAGCCATATGAATGGTCTTCCAGAATTCATTGCCATAATCATGCAGCGCGATCTTTTTCGCATACGGCCCGAAGTGATCCAGGTCGCTTTTCACGAATTCATATGAGTGTCCGCCGTCGATCCACAGCAGTTCTATGGCTTGGTCCCATACCTTGCCCACTCTGCGGCTGTCGCCTGTGATCACTTCGACGTTTTCCACGCCCACTTTGTGGACGTTTTTCAACAAAATATTTGCGCTCACGCCCGTATTGTTCGGGTCCCATGAGAACTCATCCACCACCGTGATGCGTGCCTGCGGATTTGACAATCCCAGCACGGCGGTCATGCCGCCATACAATCCGCCGATCTCAACGATCAGCCCGTTCTCAGAAACTTCGCGCGCCAGTCCGATCAGCTCATTGCGCTCGGCTTCCGATGTCCATGATGGAGCCGCCTGCCATGCCTTTTCGAGTATTTCTTTGTTATTCATGCCAATTCCTTATCCCCCCTCTCCAAATGATGCTCTCTCATTTGGGGAGGGGCCGGGGGTGGAACCGCCTTGGGTATCACAAACGAATGTCTTACCTCTGCCAATTCCTGCATCACGTACATCTTCGATGGTCCATAATGACGGTGGGCACCTGTCAGGGATGATTTCCTGCTGTACACATCGAAGGTTTCCAGCCTGCCGTTCACCAGCGAATCACAAGCCACCATCACGATCTCACTGCAGCCCATCTGCTTTGCCATCGCAATGCCCATGCGAACCGCCATCGTTTCAGCGAACACAAATCCCAGGTCTTTCTTGGGACGCACGATCAGCCTCGGTTCATAATCAGATAGGCAGTTCTGCGAATAACCTGGACCCTGAAGGATCAGCGTCGCCCGCTTCGGGCGGATCATCCAATCCTGTCCATTGCGCTGCAAACATTCAGCGTGGACGCCGCGCAATCCGCAGCCATCCTTTTGCAGTGAATAGATCCTGTTCGGGATGTCCAACGCCTCCACCACCGCCACAGACTGGTTCAACGCGATCACAAATCCATCAGCCAGATCAGACGCCTGCAAATTGCCCAGGCTCGGACCCTTGCCGATGATATAGGCTTTCTCGCCCATATGGGTTCCTGCCAGCTCAAACATATTGCGATCTCCATTTTGCGATGATGTCACCGAATTTCTTCTCTGCCTGGTGCTTCTGCATCTCATTGAATTCGGTCTGCCAGTTGTTGATCGTCCCTTTGCGGAACGTGTATTCGCGTTTCCTGGCACGTTCGAGCATCTCGGTCACACTGCCGAACTCCATCGCCGCAAGCTGCATCAATACCCGCTGCGGGTTGGTCTTGAACTCTTCATAGTGCAGCGTGGTCACATAACTTTTTTCACGCCACGGCTCGAACGAAAGCAGGAACAGACGCATGTGATCGATTAGGAAATCCACCCGCGAAGAGAATGGAATATCCGAAAGCCTGCCGCGGTTCAATTTCGTGTTCAATGCCGATGTCTTCAAATTCTCGACGTAATGCGCCCATGAAACAATGATGTCCCGCGGATCGCGCAAAATGAGCAGGACATGCTGGAACTGTCTCTTCACCAGCGCTTCGATCTCAGGATGATAAGGAATATGTCCACGGTAGTTCAGACCCGGGTCCAGGTCTTTGAAGCGCAGTTTCAACGTCTCGACCCGCACGAACTGGTTGACCGGCTCGATCTGCGGCACTTCCCGCAAACCGATGATGCCTGTCGTGCAGCGCGTCATCAACCCGAACAAATGCGTGCCAGCCTTCGGCACCGAGATCTGCAAGTTCATGCCGCCGCCTTTTCTAAAAGCTGACCGCTAACCGCTAATCGCTGATCTACATTCATTCTCACAACCCCGCGTCCATAATTATGAAAAATAAAAATGCCTTGTTTCTTATCCGGGCAATTCCATTCGGGATCAAGGATCTTGACCCGCGCTTCCGGCGTCCGATAAAAGGCACGCATGAATGCCAATTGCTCATCCCATTGCTGCCATTCCATCCAGGCTTCATGCCAGCGCGCCATGCCAGCCTGAACTGCAGGTGACTTGCGGAAGAAAAACACGCCCGAGTTCAGGAAGAACACGTTCGGACCTGCTCCCAATTCTTTCACGGTCGCATCCCGTTCCTGAAGATTGATCTCCCAGCCTGCCAGCTTTTTGTTATAAAGCTGCTGGAGTGTCAGGTTCTCGCGCGCGATCGCAATGTCATATTCGCCGAGAGCTTCGAAGCCCGGCAGGATATCATCCATGAACTGTGTATCAGCGTCCAGATACAATGTCCGGTCGAACGGGGACAGTTCATAAAGCAGCGGTTTGACCCGTCCCGCGCGGAATTGGAAGTTCGTCCGCTCGCTCGCATCGAACGGACTTTCGCCTGTCCATTCCACGAAGGGCAGTCCCTCCGCTGGAGTGGACCCGATCACACATATCGGAATCTGCAATCCAACACGCCTGAGCGATGCCGCACTTTCTCTGACCGCCGCTGCGGCCTTTTCTCCAAATGACATATAAATGATGCCGATGCTCTCTCCTTCAACTTCTGATATCACACGCAGGTTGCCCCGTTTCTGCGCATATGATGAGATCGTCTCAGCCGTCTCCCTGTCTGTTTCGCCGATCAATTGACAGGCGCGGTTCGGCCAGAACTGCTGCACCCATTCCAACCGTTTCTCATTCGGGCACATGAATAACTGCACATGGTTCTGCGCCGCTGCCTTGAACGCATCCATCTGCAAATAGATCTGCGGACGTTTGCTGTTCGTCCGTACCGAAAGCAGCAAATCGCGGTAACCGGTTGTCACCATTGGCGCGAATCCACTTGGCGGCAAAACCTCCAGCGGCTGGTTCACCGAACCTTTCAAGCCGATCGCCTCCACGCCCAAGGAACGGGCATATTCCAAGTTCACGGCAGGCACGTAGAACTCGCCGCGCATGGACGGGTCCATGGCCAGCCAGATCGCCGCCAGCCGCGTGATGCGCGGATGCTCTCGTGCATAAAATTGGATTCGCTCGTTCCAGTAATTCATTTCTTATTCCTTCACCCCTTCCCCACTTTAGGGGGAAGGGGTCGGGGGATGGGGGTAGTGAGCCCTATGATCCAGAAGCCACCGTCAAATAAGCGCCCTTCTCTTCCACAGGTGTTTCCGTGTTGTTGAACTCTTCCACGTAGTATTGCTGCGCGGCGATCAACTTTCCGGTGCTGACATCCTGCGTGTGATAAGGTCCATTGATCAATGCAGGCTGGAAGACACGATGCGCCACCAGTTCGCGGTTGCCCACGATGATGTCCGTATCGGGCATCTCAGTCGACTCGAACACGGGCAGTCCCTTCAAACGACCCACAAAACCAGCCGCACTCAGAACTGCATCGGGGAAACCGTCACGCTTGAACCCGGACCAGTTGGTCAGATATTCCGCGTTGGTCGCGCTCATCAGAACGAAGGTTGGAGCATAGTAGCGGTTGCGGACGAGCAACTTTGTTGCGCCGATCAGGCGCACCAGTTCAGCATAATCTGCATCGGTGGTGCCGATCGTCCAGGTACCGCCGCTGTTGCTGGCAACACCCTTCACGGCACTCCAGGCCGCATAGATCAAACCCTGATCGATCTTGATGCGTAATTGGCGCACAAGATTGCTCATCGTGCGTGCCACAACATCCAGACCCATTTGCGAGCGGGAGAACACGACTGCTTCGCGTGAGATTTGGTCAGCCAGGCGGTCAGCCGCTGCGGTAATGGTCATGGATGATAGCGTGATCTTGCCGCGCTGTATCACAGCCATCTCGCCTTCACGTGCCGCTGTATAGCCATAGTCCACCAATACATCGTTCGCTCCGATATCGCCATCCGTCAGGAACCAGATCCGACCTGCAGCGTAGTCGATCTTGAAGTCAGTGCCTTCCACGTAGGTCGTGCCTGCGGGGTTGGAAGTGACCACGACCGTTCCGGGGGTAATCCGTCCATGATCGAGTGCATACCACACGCCCTCGGCGCCGCCGGTCACAACTTCATCCGTCACGGTGTTGGTGTAGCCGGTCTCACCCGCGAAGGTCTCGAAATACAATAGGTCGGGGCTGTTGTTCATGATGCCAACATCAAAGATACCGGATGCCACAAGATTCGGGAACGCCTCTCCGATCAACGCGCGGCTAACGGAATAGGGTAGGTTCAGGTCACTGGTGGTCTCGGCTTCCTCGAAAACCTTGCTTTCAGCCATCAACTGCCCTTGGAACTTCTTGTCGAAGCTATCAAGCAATTGCTTGGTGAATTTCTCGTTCAAGCTGACAGGTTTGTTCCAGTCGCGGATGTCGCTCATATTCACGCGGCTGAGAGATTCGGTCAACTGGAATGATGCTCGCGCGAATTCCGGCGTGCCGGTTTCGCTTTCAAGCACCGGACCGCGCACACCGATCACTTTGCCTTCCATGTAGCCCATGTCCTTCAGCACGCCAGCGGATGCAAGTTTGTTGAACAGCTTGCTCTGCGTCTCGGCGAATTTCTTCACCTCATCCACAGTGGCAAAGTCCTGCTCGTCCAAAGCCTCGGTGAATTCCTTGTTCAGCTTCTCGCCGAATTTCAGATCCTTGGTGGCTTCCTTCACCGCTTCATCGATGGCCTGTTTCGCCTGCATCTTTTTGAATTCGGCGGCATTCTTGATCGTCTCATCGAGCGCCTTGCCAAGATCGGCTTCGGCATCGATGCCGAGTTTTTCACGGATAGACTCTTCGATCTTCTTCAACTGCTTGTCGCTCATCTCAGTGAGCTGGGCTTCGGTGAAGCCCTTGCCGAACAACTCAGGCTGCTCAGCCAATAATTTTTTCAGTTCTTCGAGTGTCATTTCTTCATCTCCTGTCTCATTTATTGATTCTTGTAACGCCGCCGCATTCTTGAACGACGGGTCGCCAACCAGGTCAGCGGCATTCATCGAAGCCCATAAAACCTCTTCGATCTTTTGGCCGTCAACCTTTTTAATTCTTGATTCACCGATGCCTCTGATACTGCCGCCTGGTTTCACCCCAGCCTCCATCAGAATTTCAACGTCACGACCCTTACTTGTCAGGATGAGATCACCCTCGATGTTCAGGCGTTTGCCATCCCAATCAAGGTTGTCCCATCGCACGACCGTTTCAAGGAACTCGGGGCGTTTCTTCCCTTTGTCAGATGGGTGTTCCACTTCGCCAGTCAGAATCATCAAACGTCCCTGTCCGCGACTTTCGCGAAGATATGGTTTCCAATCTTCCACCATAGCCTCGATCACAGGTTGGGAATAGAGACGCTTATTACCATTTACTTCATCAGCCACCATCAGATCATTGATGCGGATTCGTCGTGTTTGTTTATTTTCATCCTTCGCTTCCAGCAATTCGACCTGCGCGGGGGATATCGTTTCCTCCAGCCGTTGACCTTCCTTCTTCAGACTTTCTGTGATAATGGTCTTGGGCTGGTAGGCAAGTTCGACAACCTCCCAGGTATCTTTCGGTGCGAAAGCGAACTCTTCGCCGTTTTGCGTAAAGGGTACCTTGTAATATTCGTCCACTTTTAGATTTGGATCTGAATAGGAGCGCACAGTCACATAATCGCTGAATGTTTCGGAGATCCAATAATTCAATCCATTTTCCACATAAGGGAATTGTGCGCGAAATGCTTCGGTCAACAGGTTCATCGTGTATTCCAGTGAGCCCTTCACCAGCTCCTCGAGCGGCTGCCCTTTTTTAATTTTCTTCATCATGCACTCTCCTGTATGTCGTTGCGAGCAAAGCGAAGCAATCTCCGCTTACTCATGAACTCGTAAATAATGACCATCTATTTCGAACAATCTATGATCTTCAAATAATTGCTCTGCACTCACCACAACCGCCTCGCTGCTCGCGGTCTTATTCGTGCCGCTCACATCGTCCGCGATCATCTGGTTCCCGCCGCTGACCGAATCGATCTGGTCGTCGTTCGCGCCTTTAGGGAATGCCGTCGCTTCGCGTTTGAAGGTCAGGTTCCATGGACCGCGCACCAGATGCACCTTCTTCTGTTTTGCGCGTAAACGCCACGGCTGCGCCCACTGCGTCTTATCGCCGTCTGCACTGGTGCGAGTCATCTCGATGATCGGAATCCGTGCCAGTGCCTTGTCTGCCAGGAACTGCTTGACCACCAGCGATTGGAAGGCATTGCCCTCGATGCCCCAAATGGTGCCCGTTTCCTCTTCGCTCAACATCGCCGCGCGCACACTGCCTAGAAAATTATCCAGGTCACGCTCGCGGATCATGTCGCGGATATATTCGTCGCCTTTCGCGTCCATCGCCACCGCGCCGGTCGCGTTGAAATCGCTTTGCTGGGTCTTGCCCAATGCCAGATCCACGTAGCGATACCACTGCAAACCATCGGGAGCGCGCGGGACGATATCGAAATCATCCTCATCGAAAAAATTGCCCTTGGCGAGTTTCGGCATCTGGTCGTACTGCGCCGCGAACTCGAATTGATCCATGTTGGCTTTCTTGATCTGCAAAGCCTGCAGGTTGTGTTTCTGCGGCCATAACGCTTCACCGGGTTTGCGCCCGAGCTGGTCGCCGTTCATCGGCAGGAAAACCCCGCCCAATAAATTCTCTTTCCACTCGTCGAACGTCTTCGGATATTCGCTTTGTTGCGGAGCGATGGCAGGCATGAACACCACTTCCCATTGATCGGCATCCTCGTCGCTCACCATCGCATTCAACAGTCTGCCAGAAAGGTCGTTCACATCCCAGCGCGTTTGGATGACGACGATTGCGCCGTGGTCTTCCAAACGCGTATAAGCCGTGGACTTGTACCATTCGTACTGGTCATCGGATATCGTCTCAGAGCTCGCTTCTCTCCGCCCTTTGACCGGATCATCGATCACGAACAGGTTCGCCCCGAAGCCTGTGATACCGCCGCCCACACCGGCTGCCAGCATCCC